AAAGAATGGAGATTATACTGGTATTGCAATCAACTTTGTTGATATGGAAGGTAAGTGGAATATTATGGCAATAAATCGTAGGATGACACCGAAAGAATTGATTGATTTTATCTTTGAATACTGGGAAAAATATAAGATAGAAGCTATAGGAATTGAAAAAACAACCTTTCAAATGGCACTGAAAGAATTTTTTGATGAAGAAATGAGGAAGAGAAATAAGTTCCCAAATATCGTAGATTTGCTTCACGGAGGAAAGAAAAAAGAAGAGCGCATTCGTGGTTCTTTACTTGGTCGCTATGAATCAAATTCAATCAATCATATTGAAGGATATTGTGCGGAATTGGAACAACAATTACTTGCATTCCCAAATAGCAAAAACGATGACATCGCGGATGGATTATCCTATCAGGACCAAATTGCACAATCACCATTTCAAAAAGTAGAGATGAAAGTTAAGGCTTATAAACCGCAATCTTGTGCATAGTTGACATAGTTCGTATTTGTTTTATAATGAAGAAAAATACAAATACCTCTGTGAATATATCTTGCCGACAATTCGTAGATGAACATGGTAATGGAAGAGTACAGGTTTCTTCTGATATTTCGTATAACACGAAAGATGTTATTAACGAATCTTATCGACTCTACAATGGAAAGCACAAGACAGAGAAAGATTCGGACGGATTACAAATGATAATGGTTAATATAGCGTGGATTGTATATCGCACGCTTTTTTATGGTTCTGATGTTGATACAAAGGATGCTCAGCTTCGAAGTTTGAATGGTCGTGGTACATCAATCTTGCAAATGCTTCGAATGGCGATGATTTCTCATTTGAATCGAACGGGATTTGGAGATTTTATTGATGATGTTCGCTCAGATTTAGCTGCTTTTGGCTCTGTTCTTATAAAAATTGTTGATGGTGTACCAAAAACAGTTGATTTAAGAAATGCTGTTATTCCTGCTCATTCAAGTGATATTCAAAAAACAGGACTTGTAGAACACCAATACTGGACATACGATGATTGTTTGAACCATAAAAAAGACTGGAGTAAAAAAAATTGGAAAATCGTTCAAGAAATTTTTGAAAAAAATTCTATTACTGGAATCTATCAAGTGAAGATGGATGAATTCTGGACATATCAGGAATTTGAAGGAAAAATGCACAAGGTTTGTGAGCGGTCTATTGATATGACGAATATCGACCCAAAGATATTTGATGATAGTTCTCTTTGGTCGCCTTCGATTGTTTTGGAAACATTTAAGACTCCACACAAGAAACGAAGAGCAACAGCATATCTTCGAAAGAAATATGGAACATACGAAGAACTTTTCCCATACATTTACTTTCCTTTTATTAAGATTAAAGGTCGCGGTCTTGGAGTCGGTGTCTTCGAAATTCTTGCTGGCTTGAATATACTGTATAATGAACGGTGGTATTACTCTCGGAAGAAGGATATTCTCGATTTGACTTCCATTATTGTTCACAAAGTAAAGGACGGAAATCGTTCATTAGAGCAACAAAATCTCGCTAATCTTACCTCTGGAGCAGTCGTTCAGATTGGTATTGATGAAGACCTACAGAGGCTTATTATAGACACAAAAACAGGAGAGCTCATTGCTTCAACTGATAAACTTTTTGAAATCGCTCGTCAAATTGTTGGCATTACCGCACAGGGAGCTGGGCAGGATATGCCAGCAACAACGACCGCAACGGTTGCAATAGCCAACAAGCAGACTGCACAAAATACATACGACTTCCTCATTGAGCGAGTCTCAATATGCCTGAAAAATCTTTTTCAGGACTTTTATCTTGAACAGATAGTCTCAGAGCTCACTGAGGAAGAAGTTGTATCTATCACTGGTTCAACTCGTGAACTGGAAGAAATGGATAAGTGGCTCGTTGAAAATGCAGTCAATCAGGCAGTTGTAAATGAATATGATAAAACTGGAGTATACCCAACTCAGGAAGAAGTGGATTTTATCAAGCAATCAGCATACAATGGACTAAAATCTCTCGGAAAAAATCGTTTTCCACAAATTAAAAAAGATGTTTTGAAAGATATTGATTATTATGTCGAGTTCTATATTAACAATGAAGGATTTGATAAGGCAGTCAAGATTCAGAATCTTATGCAAATTTTACAGATGGATACGAACCTTTCTCGTGAACAGATTGAAGCTGTTATTATTGATTTAATGGGAGAAAATTCGAAACAATTTGAAAAGACTGAAGAGGAAAAGAAGCGTGATGCAGCTACAGCTCAGGCAGAGCAGGACGCTGCCGCACAAAACGGGAAACCAGTGAATCCTCTTCCTCAAGACCAACAGTTCCAATATGCTAATGCTCCAATACGGCGATGAAAATAATTGAAAAAGATGAATTTCTGAAGAAAGAAGAGGACGATAAGAATTCTTATCTCTTAAAATTACAATTTGATAGAAAATTTCAGAAATATTATGTTAGAGGAATCGTTCTTCCTGTATTGAAAAATCTTCGTGATTTGAAATGGATTTATTCGAATGAACAAGAACTCTTAAAAGCAAGCGATGAAGAAATCGCAGACATAATTAGGAACAATCGTGTCAATTATTCAGCACTTGTAAAATTGCTCACACCAATAATTGATGAGGAAATAAAGGAAGAATTGTAGTTATTTGACAATATTGTTATTCATTTTATAATATAGATAGTTGATTTTATAATTCTTTTCTTGTGAGGGAAATAACCCTCGTAGAAAGATAGTAAAATTAAATAAATATGGAAACCCCAAACCAAAATGAGGAACCTACTGGTAACCCTGATGAAGGAGGAGAGTCCGAAGAGCAGAAGGAGTTCAATAAGTTATTTGAGGGAGTTAACCTCGATGACGAAAATGCTGATGTTGAAGAACTTAAAAAGAAAGTTGAAAACATCCAGAAAGGAGCCGCAAAGTTCTTTTCCGAAAAAGGCATGAAGAAAGGAGTACCAAAGGAAGAAGCGTCTAAACCAGTTGCAAAGCAGGAAAATGCCTCAGACCTCGAAGTAATTTTCTTTGAAAGTAAGCCAGAAGCAAGTCTTGTTGAAGATGATTTGAAAGCCGTCGCAAAAGCTAAGGGGATTTCTCTTATCCAAGCATGGAAACAAGAATCGTGGATTCAGACTAAAGCCAAGGCACTCCAAGAAGAGAAGTCAGAAAATGATGGAAACAGCAAAAAGGTTGGTGAGCCATCAGGTTCTATCCCTGCAGAAAAAGATTCTGAACAGAAAGCAATTGAACGAGCGTTCACTTCAAATCTTCCGTCAGGATTTTCGGCAGAGAAACCAAAGATGTAATTGATAAAATAATATAAAAATATGGCTGCTAAATATAAGGTTCGTGATAGCGAAATGCTTCGGACGATTATCGCTCCGATTGCTACTGATACCGTAATTGAAGCTGGTGATTTAGTAACAGTTTCTTCAGGTCTCATTATCAAAGCAGTAGCAGCGTCTACTACGCTCGCATTTTCTCCAAAAGCTCATGTTGCAAACTCTGGTACTGAAATCGAAGTGACTGTCGGTAATGACTTTACGCTCACTGGGACTATGGATGTGAACTTTGCTGCTGCATACCGTGGAGTAGAGTATGACATCAATGATACAACACAAACTATCGACCAAGGAGCATCTGTAACAAAGGTTCTCAAAGTGAGTATTGGAGCTGATGCTGGAACAGTTGGTACTGCTACTGGTGTTAATGTCAGAATCAACAAACCGTGCTTCTAATCTAAAAAATAAAAACGTAACAATATGAATTCACAAGACGTCGCAGTTGGTGCCGTGAAAGGTATCAGCGAAGTATTCAAAAATAGTGCGACAAATAAAATTCTTGAATACAAAAATATTCCTATCTTTTCGATGAAGACTACTTCAGAACTCTCTGAAATCTTCACATCGACAGAAGGAATGAGTGGTGTAAAAAAGCTTGCAGAATCTGAAACTCCTCCATCACTTTCTATCGGACAGGGTGCTTCAGTGACGCTTGTTGCTGACACTTACGGTGGAGCTATTGAAGTAACTCGCAAGATGTTGCTTGAGGCAAAGGACAATACGCTCAAAATTCGTGAAATCGTCAATGACCTTTCTTCAGACCTTCTTTTGGCTAACAACGCCAACTTCCTTTCCGTTATTTATGGAATGTTGAATGATGGTTTTACAGGGGCTACTTATCTTACTCCTGAAGCTACTCCAGTATCTCTCTTCCATGCTACGCATACTTGGGGTTCAGGAAGGACTTTTAGTAACACTGGAACTGCAGCTCTTTCTCAAACAGCTTGGGATGCAGTTGTAAAGCAAGGTGGTGCATTTGTTGATGCAACAGGAAAGTATATGCCACAGACCTATGACACTATTCTCGTGAAACTCGGTTCTTCGGCTGCTACAATGGCAAAGAAACTGTTTGCTGAGAAAATTTCTCCAACAACTGTTAGTGATGTAAACATCTATGCTGGTTCAGTCCGTGTTATTGAAACTCCTGGTATCGAATCTGACACCGCTTGGTTCCCAATGAACACAAAGTTCAAGTCTCCTCTCTATGTTGGTATCACAAATATGCCTTACCTTGATGAGCCAATCAAAGAAAAGAATGGTTCTGTTTGGACAAACTGTTTTGGTGACTTTAAGACGGGTATCAAAAATATGCCTTTCAATATTTACGGAAGCACAGGAACCGTATAAGATTACTGAAAGCAGTAGAATAATAAAAAGATAAACAAAAATACAACTTAAAGCAGAGAGATGGGAGAAATCCCTCTCGATGGACTCGCTTGGAGTCTCGTCAGCGTCCGATTCGCTGAGAGTCCACATTTAATAAAAAAACAATATGTCACAACTTTGGAAAGTAGGAGCTAGTTGGTTGAATATCGAACAAATTCGTGCATTGGAAAAAGAAGAAGAAGAAAAATCTCCAGTAGAGGAAGAAGATGTTATTCAAGAAGTAATTAAAGAAGAAGAAGAAGTTACTCCTGTGGTTACTTCAGTAGAAGATATTATTCCTGCTGTTAAAAGTGATGTTTTTGTAGAATCAGAACTTGCTGAAATGACTGTTCTTGAGCTTCGTGAAATAGCAAAACAAAATAGTGTCAGAATTATCGGTCAACCAAGCAAGTTGGCTATTATAAATATTCTAATGAACAAAAAATAATGGAAGCATCAACATCAAAATCAATATTAAGTTCGGTAGTCGCAACAACCACTTCTGAAGCTATCGAAGTTGGAAACGCAGAAAAAATTACTCTTACTTTTACTGCTTCTGCTATCTCTACTGGTAATGGAGTATTTACCGTAACAGGTTCTATCGATGGCACAAATTATGTTGCTCTCAATACTCTCATTGATAATGTAACGAACACAAACGCACAAAATCTTACAAGGGTTTCTTCCTGTACACTTTCTTCAAATATTTCAAAAATATATGCTATTGATTTAGAGAAATTTGGGTATAAATTTATCAAAGTAACCGCAACAAGAACTACTGATGGTGTATACTCTTGTTCGTGTCTTTTGGAATACTAATAAATGAACACAGCATCAATTTACACACTTACAAGAGACATACTTGGAACAAACGTAACTGTTCTTCCTGATTCAAAGTTACTTGAATGGCTCAATATCTCACTTGGTCATCGGACTCTCGATATTCTCAAATATGAAGTCGATAGAAATGCTTCGATGGAGATGTCGAAGACTGATTTAGTTGATACGACATCGCTTGTTGAAGGAGATAACGGATACGATGGAGAATATTCGTTTCCTTCTGATTTACTTCGTCCTATTCGGATGGAGATTTCTTTTGATGGAACGACATTTGTTCCAGCAAAAATATATGATTTGAACGAAATTGAAGAAAGCGAAATTTCTGGATTGAATGATATTTATTCTCAAGAAGAACCGTATGTACGATTTGAAAGGGACTCATATTTTATTCGACCACTCCATACTACTACTACCGTTACTTCTGGAATAAGAATATGGTACGAAAAGAGACAGACAGCACTTACTGATGGTGGAACACCTACTTTTGAACAAAATTTACACGATATTCTAGCATTTGACCTCGCAGAGATGGAACTTATGAGAAATGCTCGATTGTATCCTTCGGAAACTGCTGCAAGAATTAGAAATGAACGAACTCGGAGAGAAAATAGATTCATCGCATTTTATAATGACCGAATGAAGCGTAATTTCAAAGTCATCACGAAAGTTCAGGACTGTGCATAATATACAAATATTATAGCTGAACAACGCTTCATTGAACAAGATTATAACTTTCAATCTTCCTAAGTGTAATTAAAAATATAAAAATATGCCAATAGTATCAAGCGATATAAAATTATACCTTAGCGGTGGAACAGGCAACTCTGATAAAAATGCTTCTCTTGGTGGCGGTATTTCTACGGCAGAAATCGTTGATAACTCTGTGAACAACTTATTTGCTTTTGCAGTAGCTTCAGAAGCAGAAGCTGGCTCTACAAAATACAGAGCGTTTTTCGTGAAGAATACCCACGCTACATTGACGTATACATCATCAAAAATATACATATCTTCAAACACATCTTCTCCTACAACATCTGTTTCCGTTGCTCTTGCTGATGAAGCAGTAGGAGTTTCAACAATCGAAACTATTGCTGATGAAAATACAGCTCCAGTAGGTCCAATATTTTCAACAGCAGACGGTATTTCAAACGCTATCACAATAGGTGATATAGCTCCTGGAGAAATGAAGGGTATATGGGTAAAATGGGTAATTAACGCATCAACAGAAGCTGTAGCTGATGAGATGACGTTTACTTTCAAAGGGGAAACATTAGCATAATAAGACTAAAAAATAAAATATGTCCCTCGAAAGAAAAGATAATATAGGAGATACCAGTACCACCACAGGTACAGGAACGCTTAATCTCGAAGCAGTAGCCCAAACAGGTGCTCGTATTTTCGCTGGCAATGTTACTTCTGGTGCAACGGTACACTATGATATTCGCCTCGCTGACGGATCTGAATGGGAAATAGGGGAAGGTGTGTTCACTGATGGTACTCCTGATACTCTTACTCGTGTTACAGTTTACGCTTCTTCCAATGCTGGGTCTCTGGTTTCATTTTCTGCTGGAACAAAGAATGTAAGTTTGGTATTCTCAGTAGCCGATGTCTTTGGAGAAAACTCTGTAGTAGCGAATGAAACACCAGCAGGAACGCTCAACGGTTCTAATGTTACCTTTACACTTGCTAACAGCCCTATCACTAATTCTCTGGCTCTTTATCTCAATGGACAAAGACTGACATACACCGATGACTACACGTTGTCCGCTAATACAATTACTTTTGTTGTCCCTCCTGTTTCTACTGATATTATAAGAGCAGATTATCTTATCGCTAGCTCTATAAGTGGTAATGCTGATACTTTGGACGGACATAATTGGTCAGAAATACCCATTACACCAGCCTCCGCCTCTGCCCCTGCTTCTATTGACCTTGCAGAAGATACAGACAACGGAACAAATAAAATCACCCTGACAGCTCCGAGTGCTATTGCTTCGGATAAGGTTATTACACTTCCTGATGCTAGTGGTATTTTAGCTTTGCTTGAAACTGTTTATCCAGTCGGTTCGGTTTATACAAATAAAACTGTTTCTACTAATCCTGCTACTCTTTTCGGTTTTGGAACGTGGACAGCGATTGAAGGTGAAGTCATCGTTGGTTATAAATCAACAGGAACTTTTTCAACTCCAGGTGCTCTTGTAGGAGCAGAAACGGTAACATTGACAGCCGCTCAAAGTGGGTTGCCAGCTCATACTCACGGTGTCCAATCTAAATACAATAATTCTGGAACACACGGACATAGTGGATATGACGGATATGCGGCAACAGCACCTTCAGATCCTGTAGCAACTTCTGGTGACTCTATCGCAAAAGCAAACGCATCTGCAAGTGCTTCCCAAGCTCATAATAACATTCAGCCTTCTCGTGTATGTTATGTCTGGGAAAGAACAGCATAACCCCTAAACATCTAAACAGGTAAAGAAATGACTACACTAAAAAACAGACAACTCACAATCAACCTTGCAGAAGGGCAAATGCTCAATGGCAAGCTATCAGTAACCGTAGCAACGAATAACTTAACTGTGGCTGTGAAAACTCTCGCTGGAAATGATGCTACAGCTTCCGACCCTATTTATGCAATGATAGGAGGAGCTTTACGAACTATTTCATCAGCTCTTTCAGTAACGAAAAACGCAGGTACAAACTGGTGCAACGCTGGAAGTGCTGAACTTGCCACAAAAGAAATAGACTATTTTGCATATCTCGGTTACAACGCAACAGACGGAGTTACTATTGGATTTTCTCGTATTCCTTATGCTTGCCAGTATTCAGATTTTTCCACCACGACAACTAATGAGAAGTATTGTGCTATCTCAACTATCACTAATGCCACCGCAACCGATTATTACAATGTAATTGGACGATTTGCCGCTACTCTTTCTG